CAGCAGGAACACTTGATTCAACAGCAATCACACTTCCATTCGATGGTGATGAGTTCTCAGGTTTCGTTTCACGCGGCGCAGCTTCAATCTACGCAGCAACAAACCGTTTCGCAACTGGTGTAATCGTTTCTCCAGCACAATGGGCAAACCTCATCGCGCTTAACGATACAACAAAGCGTCCACTCTTCAATGTTGCTGGAAACGCAATCAATGGCGTTGGAGCAATCGAGCCAGGAAACGCAGTTGGCAATGTAATGGGTCTCCCAGTTTATGTTGATGTAAACGCAGGAGCAGAAGCAGATGATTCAATCATCATCGTAAACAGCGATTCATTCGTATGGTACGAGTCTGCTGGCCCACTACAGCTTCGCAGCAACATCGTTGGCACAGGCCAGGTTGAAGTTGGATATTACGGCTATGGATCAGCGGTTACTTTAACTGCCGGTGGAGCCTTCACATTCAACAACGCTAACTAATAGCAAACTAATCATGTGGGGGGCTCTGCTCCCGGGGCTCCCCACAGTCGTTTAACGAGAGGAAGTAGAAATGGCAACAATCGTAACTGTAGGTGAACTACGGTCAATCCTTGGCGTTTCTACTTCCCTCTACAACGATGCTTATTTAACCGATGTGATAGATACAGCCGAGTCTGTAATTTTGCCAATGCTTGTAAAGTACGCAACGGCAGTTGATAAGGTTTCGCTGACAGATAATGTCGCAACCTTTCACACAACAAACATTCATGAGTTCAGCGAGGGTCAGAGCGTGGTCATCACAGGCTGCGGAACCCCATTCAACGGAACTCGCACAGTTTTGGAAGGCCCTACAGCCTATGAATTTACCGCAGCGATTACGAACGCGGATGTTTTGGAAATCAATGTTATCCCTTCTGGCTTGGCAACTCTTTCCGGTGCTTCCACTTATGTTGGGGTTAGCGCTGTTGAATCAGCTGTTCTTGCCGTATCTGTAGAAGTATTCCAATCTCGCATCGCTCCAGGTGGACAGATCGAGGGAATCGACTTTACTTCAGTTTCGCCCTATCGTCTCGGGAGAAGTTTATTCAATCGAGTATCAGGTCTCCTAGGGGCTTATCTCGATACTGAATCAATGGTGCAGTAATGCCAGCATCAACTATTCTCGACACAGTACGCGAACCCCTAGCCACAGCTTTTGCTGGAGTCGCTGGCAATGTGTACGCATATGTTCCCGAGGCTCCAATGGTCCCGTTTGTCGTGACGGTCCCGGATTCGCCGTACCTCGATCTTGAGACGATCAACAAGTCAACTCTTCACATGAAGATTAACCTGGTCATCTCAGTAGCGGTTGCCTATAACAGCAACCCTGCATCGCTCGACAACCTCGAGCAGCTAGTAATCAGCGTTCTGAAAGTTATCCCTGTTGGATACACAATCGGAGCAGTAGAAAAACCAACGGTTACTCAGGTTGGCCCATCCAATGTTTTGGTGGCCGATATCAGAGTTTCCACCTACTACACACAAACAACCTAAGGAATATACATGGCAACCACAGTAATCACCGGTCGCGATATTTCTCTATCTTTCACAGGTGGAACAGATATCGAAGCCCAAGCAACAAGCGCAGTTCTTACAAAGACAGTCGTTCGCGAGACATATCAGACACTTGATGGCGAGGCCTACAAAGTTGTGAATACTGAGGGAACTTTTGCTCTCTCAATGCTCGCTGACTGGGGCAAGACTTCATCAGTCTGCGAAGCAATCTGGACAGCTTTGGACACAAACCCAAATGCAGAAGTTTCAGTAACTCTTACATCTGCTACAGGAGCAACATTTGTCTTCCCTGTTTTGCTAGACTATCCAACAGCAGGTGGAGCAGGAACAGATGCTCAGACTGTTGATTTCACTTGGAAAGTAGCACGCGGCGAAGTCGCAGAGACTTTTAGCTAATACTAGAGACGGGAGCGATCAATGCAACAGCAAGTCACAATTAAATATAACGATGGGTCAGAAGACACTTACCAAGTCAGACCGCCGGATTACGCCAAGTGGGAGATGACCACTAAGAAAACCATCTCCAACTTTGGTGGCATGTGGGACATCCTCTATGTAGCGCACTCAGCAATGAAGCGCGAAGCAGGGGGAAAGCCTACAAAGTCACTAGACATTTGGATGGAAACTGTCGCGGATGTTGAGGTGGGAGCAGATGACCCAAAAGTCATCCTCGAGGAAGCGTAAGCAGACTCCTGGTTGAACTGGCAGTAGCAACTCAGATTCCAATGTCTGAATGGCAAACTGCCGAGGATATTCTTACAGCGCTTGAGATATTAGAAGAGAGGCATCGTGGCTGAACAAGTTGGCTTTGATAAGTCCGAACTTCGTGCTGTATTTAAAGCGTTAAAGAACATGGATGAAGAAGCAAATGATGAAGCGAAACGCCAGGCGGGAGCCCTGGCGGAATTCGTTCATTCAAGCGTTGTAGATTCAGCGGCCATGAGACAGCATGGACGAGCAGTTGCAGTAAGAATTGCTACCGGAGCAAGAGTTAAGAAGTCTTCAAAGATTGGTGAGATCACCTACGGCTTTGCTGCACAGAAGTTCAGCGGCGGTGGTACTACCAAACAGCTTTGGGGTGGAGCCGAATTTGGTTCTAACAGATACAAACAATTTCCAGTTTGGTCTGGGAAATTTGGTCGTGGTTCTAGAGGCTGGTTTATTTATCCAACTTTGCGAGCAATTCAGCCAGAAATTATTGCAAGATGGACACAATCATTTGATAAGATTCTAAAGGAGTGGGCATAATGGCTGGAGACAGTAGAGCCTTAACCCTCAAGCTCCTTGCAGATATTGACAACTTTAGCAAGAACATAAACAAAGCCGACAATGAAGTAACAACTTTCGGCGATAAGATTTCTAAGTTTGGCAAAGCTGTAGGAAAAGCCTTCTTGATTGCTGGAGCAGCCGCAGCCGCTTATGCTGGCAAGCTTGCAATCGATGGCGTTAAGTCTGCTATCGAAGATGAGAAGGCTCAGGCCAAGTTAGCCCTTACTTTGAAGAATGTGGCTGGCGCTACAGATGCCGCCGTTGCACAGACCGAGGCCTATGTTCTCCAGACTTCCTTGGCTTTCGGTGTGACCGATGACGATTTGAGGCCGAGTTTAGAGAGACTCGCCAGAGCCACCGGAGATGTCACTAAGGCACAGAATCTCCAGCGCATCGCTTTGGATGTTGCAGCAGGTTCAGGCAAGTCACTTGAAGCAGTCTCCAATGCCCTTGGTAAGGCATACGAGGGCAATACAGGCGCTCTGGGCAAGTTAGGCATCGGATTATCCTCAGCCGAACTCAAGACCATGTCATTCGACCAAATTACCCAAGCTCTTTCAAAGACCTTTGCAGACCAAGCCAGCGTTCAAGCCGAAACCTTTGAAGGCAAGATGGCAAGGCTTCGTGTCTCATTTGATGAGGCCAAGGAAACCCTAGGCACAGCGTTACTGCCAAAGTTAACCGAGTTGGTAGATTTCATCACAGCAAACATCTTGCCAGCCTTCGATTCATTTATCGCTGGCATCACAGGCGAAGATGGCCTTAATTCAGGATTGACTAAAACTCAGAAGTTGGCTTTCCAACTTGGCCAGACAATTTCCACAATGGGATCAAGATTGGGCGCGGTCTTTGCTTTGCTTTCCACAGATGGCAAATCTTCATTTGAAGGGTTCTTAACAGTTCTCAATGCAATCGCAAAAATTGCCAATACCGTTGTCACTATCATCCGAGAAGCTGCTTCTGTAATTATCGAGATGGCCAATGCCGCTATCAATGCAAAGAACGCACTTCTGCCAGGAGCAGACACAAGACTCATCCCTCAGATTCCTGGCACAGTATTTGCACCTAAGAGTTCTAAAGCTCTTCCAGGAGTTATGTCCGGTTCAAGCGTAGGAGCAGGAAATATCAACCTCACAGTAAATGGGGCTATCGATCCAGAAGGCACAGCTCGAACAATCGTCAATGTGCTAAATCAATCCAATTATCGTGGAACCCTAGGCGCGGCAGGATTCGTTAACTAATGACCGTATGGACTCCCGATTGGGCGGTTGAAGTCAATGGCGCAGGAGATATCACCAACCTAGTAATCGCTGACCTCACAGTCACTTCTGGCCGTTCAGATATCTATTCTCAACCTGTTGCCGGGTACGCTCGTTTTACAGTCTTAAACCTAGACCAATCAGCCATTACCTTTGATGTCAATGACTCAGTTGTAATCAAGGTCAAGAACTCTGCTGGCACTTACATCCCTATTTTTGGTGGAGATATCACAGACATCGATGTTCAAGTCAGAACTGGTGAGCCAGCCATTACTGAGGACATCACCATCACAGCTCTTGGAGCCTTATCGAAACTTCCTAAAACTCTTACTCAAGGCGTATTGAGCAAAGCGCATGAGGGAGACCAAATCTACACAATTCTCTCTCAATTACTTTTTAAGACTTGGAATGAAGTTCCAGCAGCTGAGACTTGGGCGGCTTACGATGCCACAACTACTTGGGCCAATGCTCAGAACTCGGGACTTGGAGAAATTGACCGTCCAGGAGATTACGAGCTAACAGCACGATCATCAGCAACGACTGATGTTTATAGTCTAGTTTCAGCTCTTGCTACTTCTGGCCTCGGATATATCTATGAGGACTCATCCGGCCGCATCGGGTATGCTGATAGTACCCATCGATCCGAATATCTTGCCGCCAATGGTTACGCCTATGTTGATGGCGGATGGGCTTATGCCGCCGGAGTTGCAACTTCTAAACGCTTGGGTGACTTGCGCAATAAAATGACCATCACCTACAAGAACGGCGCTCAGAAAACTGCTGAGGATTTAACCTCTATCGCTACCTATGGAGTTCAAGCTGAGAACATTCAGACCACGATTGAAAATGGAACAGATGCCCAAACTCAAGCAGACTTCTATTTGAAAATTAGAGCCTATCCTCAATACCAATTCAAGGCGATTACTTTCCCAATGGCCAATCCTGCAATTCCAGATGCTTCACGCGATCAAGCTTTGGGAATCTTCATGGGCTTGCCACTCGACATCGAGGACTTACCTACCAACATCGCCGGTGGTCGCTACCAAGGTTTCGTTGAAGGATGGACTTGGACTAGCCGATTCAACCAATTAGATTTAACTATTATCGTTTCACCTGTTGCGTTTAGCCTTCAAGCTTTCAAATGGCTAAATGTTCCAATAGGTGAGAAATGGAACACTCTTAGCCCTACTTTAGACTGGAATAACGCTACAATAGTAGCCTAATCATCAAGGAGAAACATGGCAACGACAACAAACTTCGGCTGGACCGTTCCTGCGGATACCGACCTCGTTAAAGATGGCGCGGCTGCAATCCGCACAGCTCTTGGTGGGGTGGATACCTCTTTCGTTGATCTCAAAGGTGGGACTACCGGACAGGTATTAGCCAAGGCATCAAACACAGACCTCGACTACTCATGGGTTACAGATGCAACAGGAATCCCTGCAACAATCTTTGATGCTAAAGGCGATATTGTCGCAGCAAGCGCAGCAGATACAGCAGCGCGTTTAGCTGTTGGAGCAAATAACACAGTTCTCACAGCGGATTCTTCAACTGCAACAGGCCTAAAATGGGCTGCTCCATCAAGCGGAATGAGCCTTATTACATCTTCAACTTTTACAGCTTCGTCAGCAGTTAATGTTGATTCTGTTTTTAGTTCTACTTATACAAATTACAGAATTGTTATGTCGCTAAAGCAGACCAATAGTTCAGATTTCCTATTTAGACTAAGGCAAAGCGGTTCTACAAATTCAACTTCTAATTATTACTTAAGTGGAACAAGCAGCAACGCATTTTACGATACTCTCGGAGCAACCTCATTTACCATTGGGCGCGCTATGAGTGGCAAAGGTGGAGGATCTATAGACTTATATGGGCCAAATGTAGGCACAAATATAGGAATTAGCTCGACAACTTCAGGAATACAATCTGGCGTTGGCAATTCCTCTGTTACCGTTTTGGGAAATTATGATGGTACTTATGCGGCAGATGGGTTTTCTTTAATTCCAGCATCAGGAACAATTACAGGAACAGTTGAGGTTTACGGATATGCCAAGTAATACTTACACAATAACCGACATAAATGGTGAAACAGGCGTAACTATTGAACGCAAGCCAACAGCAGATGAACTTGCACAGATTGCAATAGATGAAGCAGCAGCAAGTCAAGCAACAGCCGCAGCCGCAGCCAAAGCGGCAGCCAAGCAAGCAGTTCTTGACAAGCTAGGACTTTCAGCAGAAGAAGTGGCTGCACTCCTTGGCTAAAGATATTGTTCTTCGCATCATCGCCGTTTTTATCCTCGATGCTTTGGGGACAATCGGCGGAGCTTCTATATTTGGAATCGACACAATCACAGCGGCTTCCGTTGCTGGAATCTTGGCAGTCTCTATTGTCTTTCAAGATTTGGCCCGAGCCTTCCTCAAGGATGGCCGGTTGACCAAAGCCGAGGTTGATTCCACTTTCAGTAAAGCAGCAGATGAAGAATGACCGAGAAGAGTCAAAATGGCTGGAAGGCTTCTAAAGACCCGGCTGAAATCAACATCAAGTCTTTCCCGATTGAGGGAACAGATCGTAAAATCCGATGCAATGCTCTCGCTGGCCGTATATTGGCTGCTTTTGCGAAAGAGTTTCACGAACAGGTTGAGCCAATCGACAAGGGAACTTTCGATGAGTGGGGCTATGCCTATCGCAATGTACGGGGAGATACAGATAATTTATCTAACCACTCCTCTGGGACGGCGATTGATCTTAACGCCACCAAGCATCCACTTGGAAAGCGAGACACCTTTAACAAAGAGCAGCGCGCCATTCTCGATGCGCTATGTAAGAAATACAGGCTTCGTGGGGGATATACCTATACAAGTCGAGCAGATGATATGCACTTTGAAATCAACTGTACTCGCGCCGAGGCCAAGAAGTTAGCCGATGAGCTTGGCTTATGACGGTTCAAGACTGGACTGCTATTGTCGCAGCAATCGCGACGGCTCTGGCTGGTGTAACTGCGATGCTTCGATTCCTAGTCAAGCACTACCTGAGCGAACTCAAGCCCAATGGTGGGGGTTCAGTCAAAGACCAGGTGAATCGTCTTGAAGCGCGTGTCGATGATATCTATCGCATGCTTTGTGAGCGTTCTATTAAGTAGTTGCACTTATCAGGGATGGGTTCGATATCCATGCCAAGAGGTTGATAACTGGGAGCTTGAAGAATGTCAGCATCCAAGGTGCGATGTCTCAGGGACATGCCCAGAGGATTTACTCCCGGAGTTATTCGATGCCAAGAAATAGGTTCACACCCGAAGAGCTGCATGCTCGCCTTATCGTCACGATTGGAATCATTCTTGCTTTGGTCTTTGCCGTAAGCGTTGGTTCTCTACTCTGGGCCTTGGTATTTGTTACTCAACCTATGCAACAGGCTCCAAACGATGCCGCCTTTATTGATCTAGTAACAACTTTGACCACATTCCTGACCGGGACACTCACGGGACTCGTTTCTGCAAATGGCTTGAAATCCAAGAAAAAGACAGAGGAATAGGTCACACTTAAATCATGGCTAGAAAACAAACCATCGATCTATCCACTTACTCAAAGCTCGACCAATACACAATCGGGCTGAACGAGTATTGGCTTTCCCTCAAAAGAGCAGGATTCGCTGACGATATAGCCATGTCGCTTCTGTTAGAACCTGCCACCTATCCGACAACCATTCTGCCATCACCAAACTGGCTTCCCTATCAGGGTGGTTATTATGAAGATGATGAAGATGAGGACTAATGACAAAGCAACGCATCCTGGTAGTTTCAGACTTGCAGGTTCCGTATCATTCGGTAGCAGCCGTAAAGGCGCTCCAGAAGCTAGTTAAACGAGAGAAGTTCGACCGCGTTCTAGTGGTTGGTGATGAGCTTGATATGCAATCCCAATCGAAATGGGCGAAGTCCACGCATCTAGAATATGAAGGGCAACTCGATGCTGATAGAAAGACTTGCCAGGATATTCTTTGGGAACTTGGCCCTGTTTGGGGAATCCCAATGGACATCACACGATCCAATCACACAGACCGGCTCTATCACACACTTCTTCGAGGAGCGCCAAGCCTAATCGGCCTACCTGAGTTGGACTATCCAAAGTTCATGGAGTTTGATTCTATGAATATCAAGTTTCACAAGAAGCCTCTGGAGTTCATTAAGGACTGGGTTCTCGTACATGGGGACGAAGGTTCAATGAATCAGAACGCTGGTCTAACAGCTTTAGGCTTAGCCAAGAAGTTTGGCAAGAGCGTAGTCTGTGGACATACCCATCGCCTTGGCGTGAGTGCCTATTCTGAGGGCATACGAGGCGATTACAGGACTGTTTGGGGCCTAGAGGTAGGAAATCTCATGGACAAGCGCAAAGCCTCTTATTTGAAGGCTGGAGCCGCTAATTGGCAGATGGGCTTTGGCATCATCGAGACCAACGGCAAGGCTGTAACCCCTATCGCTGTGCCAGTCAATAAGGATGGGTCTTTCACCATATATGGCAAGCTTTACTACTAGAGGCGGTCACGATGACCTGTCTAATCCTGTCAGCCGCACAATAGATGATTCGGTGGATGAGGTTGAATCGTTACCGTTTCGTTATCGACACAAACTCGTTGAGGTAGAACTGCCGTTATAAGGTTCTCCTAACTTCAACAGAACGGGAGCAAGAAATGGAAGAGAACTTCAACTTTCCAGTAATGATTACAATCGCTGCAATTCTATGGATCAAGTTGTCCTACGATGCTGGAAAGCGCAAGGGATACATCGAAGGCCGCAAAGCTGTAAGAAAGCACTACGAGCAGGTTGGACGATGAAGCCTAGTGAAATCCTACTTATGGCAACAGACATCATTTCAGATCGTGGACAACAGTACGGTCATCATAAAATCATGTTCGCTAGAATGGCAGCAAGGTTCACCAATACGATTGATTTCCCGGTCGAGGATTACCAAGCTGCACTTCTCATGGTCGAACTTAAACTCGCAAGAATCCAGGAAAGCCCAAGAACCCATCTTGATTCCTGGTTAGATGCAATCGCCTACTTGGCTTTGGGAGCCAGCCTAGCAATGGAAGAGGATGAACTATATGTTTAATTTAGAAGATTACGAGACAGTCGAAGAGCGACTAATTAAGTTCTGGAAGGAGCATCCAGATGGACAGATTCACACAAAGGTTCTCGAACACACGACTGGCCGATTCATTGTTGAAGCTTCTATCTATCGCACAGAGGCAGATGCTCGACCTTGGACAACAGGCCTTGCAGAAGAAACGGTTCAGGGTCGTGGGGTTAATGCTACTTCTGCACTTGAGAATTGCGAGACTTCGGCTATTGGTCGTGCGTTGGCAAATGCTGGCTATGCAACAAAAGGTAAGAGAGCTTCAAGAGAAGAAATGACCAAGGTTCAGAACGCAAAGCCAAAACCATTTGCTGAGAAGCTTGCTGAGAAGATAACAGTCGAGAATGTTGATGATCCTTGGACTATTAAGCCAATCGATGAATCTGCTCCAGCTGTAGATGCTGTTCAACTAGTCAAGGATGTTCTAGGCGGTAAGACTCAAGAGGACATCCCAAGCTGTAAGCATGGTGAGATGATTTGGAAGCATGGAGTAAGCCAAAAGACTAAGAAGCCTTGGGGTCAATTCCGTTGCGTTAAGCAAGGTCCAGCCGGTCCAGGAGCAGAGGCTTTCTGCGACCCTATCTGGTACATGATTTCTGATGACGGTTCATGGAAGCCACAGGTCAAGTGGTAATGGGAAAACTATATTTCAAGAACCTCGACAACGAGTGGGAGCAATTCCCTACTGATGAAGAGTTAGAAGCTGCTCGCAGGAGCGCCGATGACCTTGAAGAGCTTGGTTTCCGCATCATCTGCCAAATGTGCAATGAGCGACCAACAATCAAGGAGATCAAAGAAAGAGCTTTACACTCTGAATGGACATGTCCTAAGTGCCACACAATCAATTCGGCAGGTAAG